ACTTGTATTTTTAATCCGCCTTGATTTGCATTTTCTAAATACGGCACTAATGAATAAAAACCTAAACCACCTAATCCTGGAAAAGCAGCACTTGTTCTACCGTAAATTTCTCCATTTACTGTTAAAGCACCTGTAAGTGTTCCCCCTATAAGTGGTAAATAATCTCCAATAGGAACTGCTGTAGCTGCTGCATCTGCATAAGCAGTCGTTGCGACCTTTGTAGAACCATTTAATGCTGCTTGAGTAGTAGCAGTTACACCATCTGCTAAAACCCCTGAGATTGTTCCTGCAAAAGTTGCGTTTAATGAAGTGTCTATAAGTAATGCTTGAACATTTGAAGAACCTGCATTCTGTACTGCAAATCTTAATGCATCGTTTGAATCAGCACCTATTTGACCTCCATTCCAACTTGTATCAGCAACATTTCTAAATTTTATATCTCCTTTTATAAGAAGATTATTATCAGTTTGAATATAACTTGTTGCAGTTACTGTTCCTGCTGCTGCCGTATCTCCACTTGTAGCATTTACTGTAAACTTGTCTGTATTAATTGCTAAACCTCCTTCAAAAGCTACTGCTCCTGTTGTAGCGTTAGCCGTAAACTTATCCGTGTTAACCGCAAAGTCTCCTGTACTAGATAAACCTAAAGTTGTAGTAGCTGAGCCAGTAATTGTTAAAGCCGTTCCACTTTCTGCTACTATTGAGTCTCCTAAAGTTGTAGCCGTAGCCCATACAGATAAGTTTCCAGGACTTCCTTGACCATCTACTTGAGTGTGATCTAGTTTAGCCCATACATTGTCTGCTCCTGCTATAACCCAGTCTCCTACTGCCCAGTTATTATTTCCGTTTAATGAAGTTGTACCTCCTACACTTACTACGTAATAGTGACCTTGAACTAAAAAAGGACTTGCGTCTATTGTATAAGCCTCTCCTGTTAACATTATGTCTGCGTCTAGAGTTAAAGAAGTATTACTATCTATATTTGTTACTAGAGCCGTAGAGCCGTCTACCTGGTTTATTACTTTGTCTGTTACACTAACAGTCGTAGAAAAGTTTTGCGTTGAATCTATTAGCTTAAAAGCCGTTGTAGCTCCGTCAGTTGTTCCTGAGTCTACTTCTCCTCCGCCACTTGTTAAAGTTGGAGTGTTTGTACTTGCTTCCCAAGTTCCTTGATATTGTAATCCGTTAGCTATTCCGTTTATTTGAGACTGTAGCTTTCCTATACCTTCTAAAATACTATCAGTAGGTAAAACAGTCGCTGCTGCAGGGGAAGGCAAACCTGTTAAAACCTTTCCTGTAACCGCTGAGTTTAATAAAGTTACCGCTCCACTTACTGCAGAAGTACCATCTACGTTTGAAATAGTTCCTGTTGCTTCACTAGTTAAAGATAAATCTTGAGCAGTTTGCCAAGCCGTAGCAGTATCTGCGTTTCCTGTTAAATCTCCTGTTACAGTTCCGACTAAATTTACGCTTATTGAAGTTGGAAACCCTATTGTTGCAGTTTGTCCTATAACTGCAGTTGTTACTTGATTTGGTGTTCCTAAGATGTTTAGACTTTGTGTGTTTAAGTTTACATCGCCTGTTCCAGAGTCTCCTGTTAGGTCTAAATCTGAGGCTGCGTCAAGTGTATCGACATACTGAGTCGTAGCCACTTTAGTACTAGAGTTTCCTGCAGTTTGAGTTGTAGCAGTAGAACCGTCTGGCAATACTATACCGTCAGTTGGAAATGCTAAACTTAATCCTGTAAGATTTGCTGCAGTAACTATTTGATTTGTTGTTCCTGTAATTGCTAAAGATTCTGTATTTAAATTTACATCTCCTGTTCCAGTATCTCCTGAAAAGTCAAGGTCAGAAGCAGAATCCAAATCCATAACAAATTTTGTGGTAGCCACAGTTTGATTTGATGTGCCTGCAATTTGATTAGTAGCGGTAGTAGCCGTGTTAATCGTTCCTAGAAGGTCTCCTGCAAAAGTTGCGCCTGTATAAGTTCCGCTGATCGTTACATCGTCAGGAAGTCCAATAGTTAAAGTAAATCCTGTAGAGCTAGTTACAATTTCGTTTGTAGTTCCTAAGACATTTAAACTTTGTGAGTCTAAGTCTACTGCTCCAGGTGCTCCGTTGTCTCCTACAAAATCTAGGTCTTGAGTCGTTACGTGAGTATTAACATAATCTTTTACGGCTGCCGAAGTAGGTAGGGAGGTATCATTATCGTTATTAGATATGCCGTCTGCTTCGTTTACTAATTTGTTTATAGTTACTGCCGTAGAAGTCCCTTTAAAATTAGCAAATTCTAGTATTCCAGTAGATTTGAAGTCTCCGCCTGTGTTTAAATATACACCTGAACTATTCCCTAGCCCATCCGACATTTCTTTTAGAGCAGCAGTTAAAACGTCATTGTCTGCAGTTTTTAATAAACTCTTATAAGTTAAACTTATTTTATTTCCCGTTAGTGTACTCATTTTTTATTTTTTTTAGATAAACTAATAACTTTTTAAAGTTTGTTTTTTTTATATTGTATTCTGTTTTTATAAGACCCATCCTACCCAGTTTGCGTCAGTGTCAGGGTACATATCGTCATTACTGTTCGAGTAGTACTCTGGAAATTTAGTAGAAGCGTTATAATTCATATAGTCTATAAACCTTCTAGTATAAAAATCTGCATAATCTCTGTATTTTTGAACTAAGAAATCTATTTCTTGTTTTGTAGGTAACTCTGCATTTTCTGAACGATGTCGCATAGTCCCTCCTTGTTTGACTGCATAATTTGAGAAAGGAAGGAAATCTACCATAGCAAACATTATAAGCATAGGCTGCACATAATCGTTAACTAATAAAAAATAGTCAGGATGTAAAAGCTCTGTTAAAGTTCCGTTAGTAATTAATAAAGAAATTTTATTGTAAAGCTCAGAACCCAAATAATTCTGGATATGCATCTGTTGGGCGATTTTGATAAAAGGCAGTAGCTTGTCGCTATCTACCGACCCATCTATAATACTGTTTCTTACTAGGTCTGTTCTTGATATAAATAATGCCGTTGCCATAGTTTTTTATTTTCTGTAGTTAGGGTCTAAAGACCACCAGTCGTTTTTAGGTTGTGCTACTTGAGCTACTTCAGGCACGTTAGTTTCTATCTGTGCTTCTTTTTTAAGACTTGGGTCTAAAGCTGCAATTTTACGTCTAGCCTCTGCTACTGTAATTCTTTCGTTGTTTTTTCTTAAGTACGTTCTACGTTCCCAGTAATGCTGACAGTTTACCCCGCCCTTATAAAGCCATAAGTTGTAAGTGCTTGATCCTGAAGGAGCTAGCTCTGAATTATCTGAGCTTTCTTTATTTAAGTCCTCCATTCTATAAACCTTTCTAGCAGACCACATTTTACGACAAAATTCTCTTTGAGGATTATTATTTCCATAATACCTGTAGCGTACTTTTATTATACTCGTGTCTTGCGAGCTTTTTTTGTTTGGAGTACTAGTAGGTACGGAAGCCAAATCCATAGCAAATTTCAAAGAGTGATTTAGTATTTCGTCATACTGGTTTGCAGGTCTTGAGTCTATTAGTTCGTAACCTTCTAGCTCTTCGTCCTCTCCAGAGTCTTCTAACTCGTTTAAGATAGCTTTCTCTAGCTCTTCTGTTAATTCTGGTTTCTTTAAGTCTGTGTGATCCTGACAGGGCATATACCAAGTCTTGCCGTCCTCTTCGTGTTCGTGATAGCCCATACACCCTTTCTCATTAGCTATATTTTCTGCTTCAGCTATTGTTTCGTATGCTTCCTTTCCGTCTATTTTTTTTAGGCTAAACTTTTGACCAGTTTCCTCTTCTATTTGTTCCTGGTTAGTTGCGTTTTCTAAGTCGTTAAATTCTAAAGGTTGTAAAGTTTTAAAGTATAAGTTTAAAGCTATATTATTATAAGCTAAAATATCGTCAAAAGCATTTAGTAGCATTTGCTGAAAAGGTCTTATAACCGTATTATCCATTAAAGTAGAAGCCGTAACAATTTCCTCTGCATTATTTCCGAAGCCTGTCATATCTTTAATTCCAAATAAAATAGGACTAGTAACTCTGTGAGCTACCATTATCTTTCGCATACTTTCACTACTTAAAAACTCATACTGAGCAGGAGCATCGCTTAACTGAACTGTCTCCATAGTTGCAGCAGAGTCTTTGTCATCGTTAAAAGCTAGTATAAATCTACCTGCGTTACTAGTTCCTTGATATTTAGCTGCTATCTTTTGTTCTATTAAGTTTCTTTCCTCTTCTGTAGGAGTACCGTTATTAAAGTTTAAAAGCATACTAGGAGCTAAACCGTTCATTATATTATTTAAATGATAGTTAGCTATTTCCTCTTCTAGTTCGCAATACTGGATACCTCCTTGATAATCTACAGGGCTATAGTATTTAAAACCTGCTCTATAAGGTTTAATATAAAGTATTTCTATTTCACTTTTAGAAGTTCCAAAAGCAGGTATTCTTTCTAAATAGTCTCCGTTTTGATACTCTGCCCAGTCATAAAAATAATAGTAAGCAGGAATCTTTCCGTCTTCGTCTACCTTTTCAGCTCTTAAAGTTTCTATAGGCAAGTGTTCTACAGTTGTTATTTCTGTTCTGTCCTGTGAGTATATAACTTGAATAGCAGCTTGACCCATTAGTTTTAAATCACTAGCTAGTTTCATTTGCACATCCTCAGAAATTAAGGATTTCATCTGAGCGTATTCGTTTGGTTTTCTGTTAGAGTCTGTAGCATCTAAATAACGTCCTACTATCATAGCAGAAATTCCGTTTATTATAGCATTGTTAGTAGCACTTCCGTTATAGCGGTCTATTAAGAATTGAAAATAATTATTATCTGAGCCGTAAGCTATCCACTCTTGATTTGACACTTCCTTAATCTCAGGAGTTGTATAAGTACTTAGTTGTAAAAAATTATATTTCATATTAATAAATTATATAATCGTTATTTCCTGAATTGTTAATCGTGTATTGCCCTAAATTCATATCATAATAATTATTTGTAGCCTGGTCTATAGTTTGGTCTGTACAGAATATTTTATCTCTAAAGATTACTGTTCCGCTAGTATTACTTATTTTCATATCGTAAAACCTACCTTCTATTAAGTTTAGATTCATAGTCACATATATTAAGTCGTTTAGTATAACTATTCCTACTTCGTCTTCCCAGTCATTAGTAGCTAGTTCCCAGTCTAAATTGAAAGTATTCCAAAAACTACCGCTAGTTAAAACGCAGGTTTCTATATTAGTACTTTCGTCTCTTATACAGATTGTAGCGTCTACCGTAAACTCCCTAGGAATTATACTGAAAGTCTGTTCTGCAGTGGACGTAGTTAAAACTATCATTTACTTGTTTAATAGTATAACGTAATTATTTTGTTTTTTGCAAAAATAAAAAGTTTATAAAAAGAAAAAGGGGAATAAACCCCTTAATCTAATCTAAACACAGAAAAAAATTTTATTAAGGCTCGATATTTGCTCCGATAACTAAAGCACTAATAACACCTGCAGCACAGAAAAAAGCTGGTAACTGCTCTTGAGCCGTAAATGTTAATAAACTGCCTGTAAAATCTGCTAAAGCCGTCCCAGTCCCAATTGTACCTGCCGAAACATCACATCCGTTATACGCTCCTGCAAGGAAATAGTTTCCGTTGAAGTCTTGTATAAATACGTGAGGATGTCCTTTAGCTACGTCTTGTAACTCAGCTTGCGTTAACTTGTCTAATTTTTGTAATTGTATGCTTACGTTTTGGTCGTAATAAACCGTACCATTTTCAGCCGAAGCCGTGATAGTTTGCTCCATTCCTGAAGACCCAGGTTTAACGAAATATTGGTAAGCAGCAGGAGTAGTACTGATAGCAGTAACTTCTGCTCCTGTAACTGTAAGGTCTCCTAGTAAACCATAATCCACTAGTAGTATACTTTTTATTCCTCCAACCCCTTTGATGCACGGTAAATCTCTCCCCGTACTTAATATTGAACAACTCATTTGATATATTTTTTATTAAAAAAAAAAGGTAAGCAGGTAAACCCCACCTACCCTTAATTCTTGGTTAATTTTATTATTAAGAATATACCACAACGTCTGCAGCAATTCCGTAATTTACACATCCATTAAACCTTGCGATAATTCTGCAATTTTGACTTCCGTCTAAATCTGACATATCTAAAAGTTTTACTTCTGCTAAATTTCCTACTAGCGAAACTCCGTAATAAATATTTGACTTTTCAGAAGCAAACATAGTATCGTCTGACATACCTTGAGCAACAAAGATTTTTACTCCGTCAAAAGAAAGAGAACCGTTATTCCACCACTGAGTACCCATTGAGTTTGTACCTGCCGCTCCTAAGCCTGCAGCTCCGAATCCTCCTAAAGCTCTTACGTAAGCTCTTGCTACGTTTTGAGACACATATAAATATAGGTCTTCCTTTCCATATAGTGCTGACGGGACTTGGTCAATTACGAGACCCATCTGAGCTATAACATTTGCCGAAGTTACTGCAGCAGCAGCAATTTTTTGAGCAGCAGGAATTGTAGCATCTGCAGCAGCTAAAGTAATTAAGCCGTCAAATTCTCCTACATTTGCGTTTACTCCTCTCCAGATAGTTTGTTCTGTTTTTTGAGCTATTTCTGCAGCTACGTGAGCTAAGATAAAGTCAGCAAACATTGGAGGTAGATTTTTAAATCCACTAAAGCCCATAGATTGAGCTTCCCAGTCAGACAAAAAGTCAGATTTACAAACTTGTAAATTTACCTGTAAGTTTTCAGGAAGTAGTACTCTTTCAGTTAAAGTAATAGTTGAAGTAGGTGTAAAATCACACGAAGCGTCTACGATTAAATTGTCTGTAGCTACTTTTTTAATTACTTCTCTAAAGTTAATATTTGGTTTTACTGTAATACCTCCGTCATTGATTGTACTTGCCGAAAGAAGAGCTGCGGCTATATATTGATTTCCGAAGTCCCCTTGATAGCTCGTAGTGATGTTAGTCGCAGTTGCTAATTGTATATTTCTTTTCATTTTATTTTTATTATTTATTATTAATTATGCTTCAGATGCCCAGATTCCTTGACCACCTATAATGTACCATTCTGTTAATGATACCGCTCTAAGTGCTACCCAGTCTCCTTTTAAAGCAGTTGCTTTTGTGTTTTCTAAATCTTTATCTAATACTCCTGAAGCAGCAAATACACTAGCCGCTAACGTAATACTTCCTATAATTTTGTTAGTATCTTTTGGAGAAATTACTAATTTAACTGCTGCGTCTGCACCTGTGTTTCTAAAAAAAACTGTGCTTCCTAAACTACCTGAAGTAATTAAAGGTAATCCAATAGTTATAGCATCTGTTGCTACATTATGGTCGTTTCCTAAATCTGTTTCAGAAATATCTCCAGTTACCGTGTAGTAAGATTGTGCAACTTGGTTGCGTTCTATGTCGTTTGACAAATAGTTGAATGTACTCATTTTTATTATTATTTTTTAATTTGACTTATTTTTGATAATACTCTGTCTAGTGTAGTCTGTTCTCTATTTTGACCATACAAGAAAGTATCGTTTTGTTTGTTAGTTGGAGCGTGTGCTAAAGGTTTTCTAGCAGGTTGCTTAGACATTTTTTCTTTTACTTTGTCTACTTCTCCGTATTTCTTTTTTAACTCTTCTACCTCAGCTTTTACCTCTTCGATAATTGGAGCTACTACCTCTACTACTGCAGCGATAATTTCCGTTAATTCTGGAGCTACCTCTTCAGGTACTTCTACAATTACTTCCTCTTCTAAATCTTCTTTTTCGTCTTCCTTTTCGTCTTTGATTCCGTCTTTGTATCCTTCCTCTTCTGCTTCAGGATCAGTTTCTAGTTTTACTTCGTCTATCATTCCGTCAGCTTTTACGATTAGCATACGACCATCTTCTATCATATACTCTCCTGCAGGAAGTGGAACTCTCTCGTCTTCGTCTGTTACGATAAAAACGCTTTCGCCTTTGTCATAACTATCTGCAAAAATCCTTGTCCCGTTATCCAGGATAAGCTCTTCTAAATTAACTCTTAACCCTAGGAGTGTGTTAATCTTTTTTAACATTTCACTTGCTTTCATTATTTATTATTTATTTATTAATGTTTACTTTATATTTCACTTGTTATTCTCATTGCTTCAGATATTGTATTAGAGTTAGAATCGTACTCTTTGTATTCGTCTTGCATATCTAACAATAATCTGTCCCCGTAAGAATACGAATCTGAGTTGTTAGGGTCTATACCTAGCTCGTCAGATAAAGTTTCGTAAGCGTTTAACTTCTCTTCTAAAATATCCGCTCTTTCTTTTAAAACAGAATACCAGTTTTCTATAATATCATATTTATTATACCACTCTTCAGTTTCACTTTTTAACTGGTTATATTTTTCTATTAAATCTTGAGAATCTCTTACTGCCTCGTCTATTACAATTACTCTACTAGATATTTCAGCCTCATCTAAAGCACTTTCTAAGTCGTTTATAGCTGCTAACTCTACTTTGTTTTGAGTTTTTAGAATAGCAAAGACTCCGTTGTCTTTTGAATATAACTTGTTTAGTATAGTTTTAAATGCGTTCATATTATGAAAAGTCTGCTAGTCCGAAGCGTTCATTAGCTTCTCTTAATACTTCTTTATAAGCATCTTTAAACTCAGAGTCTACTGATTCTGCATTACTTAAAATGTCTTTAATTTCTTCGTAGTTTGATACTAGTTCGCTAGGATTAATTCCTAACTCTTCTGACTTTGATTCTAACTCCTCTATTTTAACTCTCATATTTGTATATGCTTCCTCAAAACTATAACCTGCTCCATTTACTACATAATTATCGACTGCTATACTAAGCTCCGTTCCAAAATCTAAAATTTTGTCTTGCCATTCTTTCATATAATCTACTCCATAACTAGCGTCAGAATAAGATTGTTCAAGCCAGTCAAATTCATTATCTATATCACTTACTAGAGACAAGTCTATTTTTTTAGAAAGACTTTCTTTTCTAGCGTTTTTTAGTTTGTTAAGTATTATTTGTTTTGTGTTCATATTTTATACTGATTTTATATTTTAATTTTCTATATCATTTGCCCAACTTAATAAACTTATAAAATCTACTCCTACTAAGTTTTCTTGTTCATAGTTATAATTATAAATTACACTATCTAAAACTTCATATTTATTTAAAATATCGTAATATTCTCTAACTTCATCAGACATATCATCTAATCCTAATTCTCTTAAGCCGTTTTGATATTCAAAAATACTTTCTTTTAAATCTATTGTATCGTTATTTAAATTGTTATTACTACTTTTTAAACTTTCATATTCACTAATAAAATCTCTTGCTATAGGTCTTATTTGTTCTAATAAACTATTAAAATTTTTAGCAATATCAACTACTTTGTCTAAATCTGATTGTGAACTATCATAACCAGATAATGCACTTATAGCATTCTCAACATCACTTTTAAGACTTAGCTTAACTTCTTTAGAAAGCTCAGTTCTGTTTTGGAATAACTTGTCTAGGACTACTTGTTGTATTTTAATTCCCATACTTTTCTTTTATGTATCCGCATATTTTAGGAGCTGCGTCTTCTCCGTATTTTTTGGTTTGTTCTGCTATACACTCGTCCCACGGATAGTCTTCTAGATTTACTTCCGTTTTTTCTATCTGTCTTAAGATTAACGGTAAGTTTAAATTATCTCTAAAAAGTTTTTCTGTAATACTGTTTAGTGCATTCATACCTATTTAACGTAGGATAAAAATATTTTGCATTTTCAGATTAGCCTGTAATTCTACCTATACCCTGACTCCATAAACTACCATCGCAGCACTCTCT